GCTCGATGGCCCTTACCCTCACAGGATCTCTCTCACAGGCTTGTACGGTCACGTTAGCTCCAAATACTCTTTCTAACGTATGGGTAGTACAGAACTCCGCTGGTAACACAGTCACACTAACCGCAGGAACAGGCGCAAATGTGGTCATACCAAACGGCGGTATCCGCATGGTTGCTACGGATGGTGCTGGTTCTGGCGCAGCAGTTACTGATGTACTCGACGTACTAGGCGGTACAGGCAACGTAGGGCTTGGCAGCGGTGCGTTTGGCACAGGGCTGACCACAGGTACAGATAACGTAGCGATAGGCGATAGCGCATTAGATGCAATCACATCAGGCACTAACAATGTGGCGGTTGGAGACAATTCTTTAGGAGCCAACACAACCGCTGACCACAATACTGCGGTGGGGGCTAATGCTGCTTTAAGTACAACCACAGGTGAATACAATACTGCGGTGGGTTCTGCTGCTTTGTATACAAACACTACGGGCGGTCAAAACACAGCCATTGGCTATAGAGCTTTGGTTACCAATGCTGCAAGCAATAATACCGCTGTCGGTGAAAAAGCATTAGAAGCAAATACCACAGGCGCATACAACACCGCAGTTGGAGTTCAAGCATTAGATGCGAATACCACAGCTAACAACAACGTGGCAATTGGATTTCAATCGGCAACTGCAAATACCACAGGGGCTTCTAACGTATCGGTGGGAACTAATGCTTTTGATGCAAATACCACTGGTGCAAGCAATGTGGCAGTGGGAACAGAGGCTCTTGGAGCAAATACTACGGCAAATTACAATGTTGGCGTAGGTGGTTATGCGCTTTACGCTAACACTACCGCTTCAAACAACACCGCTGTCGGATATGTGGCAATGTACGCTAATACGACAGGTAGCGGCCATGTTGCCGTGGGGTATGCTGCCCTAGACGCTAACACCACAGGCAATAACAGCACAGCTATTGGCAATAACGCATTAACGGCTGCTACTACAGCCGACCAAAACACAGCGGTGGGATCTCAATCACTACTGGCAGTTACGACAGGAAGTGACAGCAATTGGAATGAATTCTGGTTTAGCCATAACCACTGGAACTAAAAACATAGCTGTAGGTGTTTCTTCTTTATCTCATCTAACAACACAGACAAGATGTGTAGCAGTTGGATATCATGCGTTAGAAGAAGCCACAGCCGATGATAACACCGCAGTTGGTACACAAGCTCTGCAAGATAACACCACTGGATACTACAATGTTGCTTTAGGTTATTTGGCAGGAGGAGCGGTAACTACGGGAAATTCTAATACTGCAATCGGGACGTTTGCGTTAGATGCAACGACCACTGCTGCAAACAACACTGCGATTGGAACTTCTGCGTTAGGTGTAAACACAGCCGCAGGGAGTACAGCGGTTGGTGCTTTTGCAGCAGATGCAAACACCACAGGATCTGAAATTGTTGCAGTTGGTATACACGCTCTTGGTGCTAACACCACAGGAATTAGAAATGTGGCTGTTGGAAAAGAGTCTTTACTAGCAAACACGACTGCTCAAGATAATACCGCTTTGGGCGCGTCTGCATTACAAGATAACACGGAAGGTAGTTACAACACAGCAGTAGGAAATTATGCTTTAACGAATAACACTGGTAGCGGAGCGCAAAACAACACTTCAGTTGGATATTATTCTTTAGGAACTAACACCACTGGATCAGAAAATGTTGCGTTAGGTGGCTACGCGCTTTACGGTAATACGACAGCAAGTTACAACACAGCGTTAGGTTATTCTGCTGCGTACACTAATACTACAGGAGACCGTTTAGTCGCTATAGGTTATCAAGCTCTAAAAGCTAACACTACGGCTGATGCGAATACAGCAATCGGCTATAGATCCATGCTTACAACTACAACCGGCGCAAACAACACCGCCGTTGGGTTTGAATCTTTGTACTACAATACGACAGGGCAACAAAATGTTTGCGTTGGTCTAAATACGTTACGAACTAATACCACGGGTAGTTACAACACTGCCCTTGGATATCTGGCTTTAACTGACAATACCACTGGTCACTCTAATTCCGTCGTTGGATATCAAGCAAACGAAAATTGCACTACTGGCGCTCATAGCGCGATGTTGGGCCATCAAGCTGGGTTTACCCAAACCACAGGCGGTTATAACACGTTTGTAGGAAGTTATTGCGGATACAGCGTTACTACAGGTCAAGAAAATACGTTCTATGGCTATCAAGCTGGACACCACGGCACTCCCACAACTACAGGTAACTATAATGTATTTCTCGGTCAGTATGCCCACGGAAGTGCTGGGGATGTTAATGCAGAAATAGCTATAGGTCATAACGTAGCAGGTAATGGAAACCAAACTTTTACTTTTGGGTATGGAACCAACGACACTTCCTGCTCTATGGGTGGAACTACATGGACAAACCCTTCTGATGTCAGGATAAAAGAAGAAATTCAAGATGAAGTTGTAGGGTTGTCGTTTATCAACGACCTTCGGCCTAGAACATTTAGGTATCGTCAGGAAAAAGATATACCTGAAGAGTTAGATGCTCATGTAGCAGATTCAGAAAAACGCTATAAGACTGATAAATACGAACATGGTTTTATTGCCCAAGAAGTTAAAGAAGCTATAGATAAGCATAATTTAAAAGATGGGTTTGACATGTGGTCAGAAGATCCTTCTGACGGAAGGCAGAGGGTAGGGACAACGGCGGTTATACCTATGTTAATTAAAGCAATTCAAGAACTTTCGGCTGAAGTCGAAAAACTCAAAGGAGACTAAAAGTGGCAATAAAGAAAACTTTAACAGAGGCTGTTCCATCTTCCAAAGATGGCAAAGTCATTCGTTGGAATCTTACTATGAAGTACGAAGAAGGTACTGAAGGTGAAGACGATTATTATACTAACGACAAAAACATTTTCATTGAGGCTTCTGAAACACGCCGCGGCCCTGATGGAGATATAACTACTAATAACTTTACTCCTAAAGCTGAAGGCGAGTGGACTAAAAAAGAATTAGAAGATCTTTGTCCAACAGCACAATGGGATGTGGTGTTTGAAAGCCAATACGACTCAGTAATTACGAATCCAGCAACTGACCCCGTACCTAACAATGAGTTTGTGATACCTAGCTAATGGAGCCGCAACACTTTACATTTCATACGCTCCCAGCGGTATTCATGCTGGAAGCGCAGCTATCTGAAAGCATGGTAGGCACACTTAATGACTACCTAGATAAGCTGATGGTAGATCAAGAACGCAAGAGTCATGCGGGTACGTTGGTAGGGCAGATAGCCCACGGCCAACAGCTCACAATGGATCACGAATGTGAAGAGCTAAAAGACTTTAACTGGACGATTCAGGGCTTGGCAATGGATTACGTTAAGCAGTTTTGCGCTCATTCTGGTAATCCGCTAACAGGTAAAAGAGAGGTACTTACTGATGAGCTTTGGTCTGTTCATTCTTACGCTGGCGATTATAATCCCATACACGATCATGGTACTAAAACTATTATGGGAGTCTCCTGCACAACATGGACAAAAGTACCGCAACAAATCCTAGACCAGCCTACAGCGGGAAGCCCAGAGTACAGCCTATATAACTCTTCTGGTAATGCAGATGGTTGTTTGGCATTTAGCTATGGTCGTAATAGTTTATTAGATGTAGAGCGGTTAGCTCCCCCGCAAAGTTTTGTTATTAAACCAGAAGTCGGAAAGTTTTTGATGTTTCCTAGCTGGCTAACACACATGGTTTATCCTTTTGAGGGTGATGGAGAACGGCGAACTGTCGCTGCAAATTTGAATGTATGGAAGGTAGAAGAAGATGGAACAAGACACTGAAGTTGTAAACGCAGAGGTTGTAGAGGAAGCAGAGGTTGCTCAACTTCCTCCTAATCCTGAGATGTTGACTGCTCGTATGGATGAGCTTAGAGAAGAGATTGGGCAGATTACCAATGTAATTAATGCTAATCAAAAGCAACTAGATACTTATGTAGCAGCGTTTAACTGGTATTCACAGCAGCTAGAAGCGGCAAGCGCGGAGCAACAGTAATGGATTTTGTTTTTAATATAATATCTGTAGTAACGGGTATTGTGTGTGCGGCATCAATTATATGTAGCCTTACTCCTACCCCTAAAGACGATGCGTTAATTGGACGGCTGTATAAGATTGTTGAGATTGCAGCGTTAAACATTGGCAAGGCAAAAGAAGGATCTACGACTAATCCAATTAAGTTTGTTAAAAGGTCAGATTAGTGAACGAAGCGCAAGAGGCTTTGAGTGAGATAAAAGCACACCAGAGAGAATGCGCTGTAAGATATGAAAATATAGAAAAGCGTCTTGATGAAGGGTCTGAGAAGTTTAAACGACTAGAAAGACTTATATGGGGCGTTTACCCATTTATGATTGTAACAATTGTAGCGTCTAGGTTTTTATAAATATGCCATTAAAGCGTTTTAATTTTCAAGCAGGTATAAAACGAGAAGGCACTGCATATAATAATGAAGGTGCTTTTTATGATGCTTCATTTATTAGATGGAGATCTGGGCGTGCCGAAAAAATGGGTGGCTGGGTAAAAAAATATAATGAAGCCACATCTACATTTATTGGGTTATGTAGAAAAATACATCAGTGGGTTAATTTAAGTAATCAAAGATATATAGCGCTTGGTACAAGTAAAAAGCTGTATCAGGTATTAGGCGATTCTTTTACTGATGTAACCCCATTAAGAACCACTACTTCTGCTGGCGATGTTACGTTTGCAGCAACTAATGGATCATCAACATTAACAGTAACTGACTCATCTCATGGTGCGGCTAAAGGAGACTTTGTTACGTTTAGCGGAGCCGCTACTTTAGGCGGTTTAATTACAGCCGCTGTTCTTAATCAAGAATATGAAATAGCAACTATAGCTAGCACTAACACCTATACAATTACTGCAAAAGATACATCAGGAGATACGGTTACTGCTAATGCTAGTGATTCTGGCAATGGCGGTGGATCTACTGTTGGTGCGTATCAAATTAGTATTGGACTAGATGTTGCTGTTGCTGGTACAGGCTGGGGTTCTGGCACTTGGGGGGGAGGCACTTGGGGTAATTCAGAGTCAGGTCTTCTTAGTTCATTAAGGTTATGGAGCATAGATAATTTTGGTGAAGACATTATAGCTAATGTTAGATCTGGAGGAATTTATTATTGGGACGCAACAAATCCTACTAATAGATCTATACCATTATCTAGTTTATCTGGCGCTTCTAATCCTCCATCAGAGTGTTTAACAGCAATTGTATCTACACAAGACCGTCATGTATTAGCTATAGGGTGTACGCCTTTTGGTGGTAGCAACATAGATTTAATGCAAATCAGATGGTGCGATCAAGGCAATGCAGCTCAATGGACTCCGCTTACTACAAACACTGCTGGTGATTTAAAGCTATCTGCTGGATCAGAAATTATAGGCGCTATTAGAGGAAGGCAAGAAGTATTGGTTTGGACAGATGTTGCGTTGTATAGCCTTCGTTTTATTGGCGCTCCTTTTATATTTAAGTCTACATTGATTACAGAAGGAATCAGCATGATTTCTCCTAATGCTGCAATTAATGCAAACAATGTAGTTTACTTTATGGATAGGCGTAACTTTTACATATACACAGGTGCAGCTCAAACCTTGCCTTGTACTGTGCTTGGTTATGTATTTGATAATCTTAATCAAGACCAAGCGGAGCAAGTGTTTGCTTTTGCTAATACTGCATTTAACGAAGTTGGTTGGTTTTATTGTACGGGTGAGTCAACGGTAATAGATAGTTATGTAACATATAACTATGTAGAAAAAGCATGGTCTATTGGTTCGTTAGGAAGAACTGCATGGGATGATGCTGGCGCTACATCAAGTGTTCCATTGGCAACAGAAACAGTAAGTGATGTTGGTTATGTTTATAACCATGAAACAGGTTATAACGCTGATGGATCTGCAATGACTGCGTTTTTAGAAACAGCAGATTTTGATATAGATGACGGTGAGCATTTTGCTTTTGTAAGACGTTTATTGCCAGATGTAGAGTTTATCGGCAGCAATACAGCTCCAGAATTAACATACACTCTTAAGTCCCGTAGTGATGCAACAGGCACACTATCTAACCAATCAAGCACAACTGTAACTAATTCAAATAATTATGGTGTATCTAATGTAAGAGCTAGAGGCCGACAAATGCGCGTAAGGATGGAAAGCACAGATGTTGATAATGCGTGGCGGTTGGGCGATGTAAGATTAGATATACGACAGGATGGTAGGCGATGAGTAGCGAAGGCGCG